GGGAACTTCAATTCCGCGCTAGGTTGCCTCAGATAGTCATAGCATGGCTTGACGAGGCTATTAACCAAGCAAAATACGCAGAGGAAACTCTTAATGAGTTTCAGGAGTAAAGCATGGACGCTATCCAACCGGACGTGGACTTAGTAGAAAAAGAAAGTCTCACAAATCATCAATCAGAAATAGAAAGAATCGCTGAAAAGGTTCACGAAGATCACGAGACAGAAGGACAGTATACAGAAGAAGAGACCCCAAACTATGACGAGGATCGCATCGCGGTTCCGCTGGTTAAAAAAGGGGAGTCTTGGTACGCAACTGCCAAAGTTAACGGTGAAGCCGTGGACGTGGAATGGGATGAAATATTAGCCCAGTACCAGAAGAACTCTTCAGCCGACAAAAGACTTCAAGAGGCTTCAGAGCGCCAACGAGAGTTGGAAGATTATGAAGCCAAATTGAATGCCTATAGGTCAGACCTAGAGGCTAAAACCCGCCAGCCATCCCCGGACGCTGGCACAACACAATCGCCATCCTCGGACGCGACTGATGCTCTATATGAGCAATATCACGATGCCCTCTTTCAAGGCGATGAAAATAAAGCAAGCAGTTTGCTTAAAAAGATTCGCGCCACAGACAAGCCTGCTCCGCAAGTTGATGTTAATAGCATTATTGCGCGTACAAAGGCGGAAATGCGGGAAGAGGAGAAACAGGCCAGAGACCGTGGGTATGAAATACGTCGTAAGCAAGCCGTCGAGATGTTCCATAGTGAATATCCCGATATTGCCGCCGACATAGGAATGCTTGCAGTCGCTGACCGACGTTCTGCTGAACTTTACCAAAGTAATCCCACCCGAGACCCTTGGGACATCATGCAAGAGTGCGCTTTTTACGCGCAGGATTGGTTGAAGGTCAAGGTAGATGCGATGGGCGGAGGATCGAGGGAAGTTGTGCGTCAAGAACGCAAGCAGAACATGGAGGAAGTCACTCCTAAAAATGTCAGAGCCATTATTGGTGAAGACGAACAGGAATTGTCTTACTCCGACATCATATCGGAAATGAAACAAGGTAGGGGACAACCCGCCTAGTTTCTCAATTAACTTTTAAACATAGGTACTAAGCATGGCTGGTCAAGTATGGGGAACCAATACCCTCGGTGGGTATATGTACTCCCTCAATCTGTCCAAGGAATTGCGAATGTCCCTGCGTCCGATTGTTAAATTCCGTCAGTTCGCGGATGTCAAGGATGCCGCTCATCAAGGTCTCAACAAAGGCGACACTTTCCATTGGAACGTGTATTCAACTGTTGCGACTGGTGGTGCGGCTTTAACCGAAGGCACTGCGATTGCTGAAACGAATTTCACAATCACGCAAGGAACCATGTCCATCACGGAATATGGTAATTCCATTCCTTTCACCTCCAAACTCGATGATTTGTCTGAGCATCCGGTCAAGGAGATAATCCACAAGGTCTTAAAGATAGATGCGGCACAGGTGTTAGACGGTTTGGTTGCAGACCAGATCGATACAACTCCTTTACGCGTTGTACCCACGGCGGGAACGGCAACCGATGCGGTTACCCTAACCACCAACGGTACTGCTACTTTGACCAACAACGTAGCGTTAGGCAAGGATCACGTCAAAGCAATCGTAGACATAATGAAGGAACGATCAATCCCTTCTTACGAAGGCGACGACTATTTCTGTCTGGCATGGCCTACCACGTTCCGCACCCTGAAGAACAACTTGGAGTCGATTAATCAGTACGTCGAATCCGGGTTCCAGATGATCCGTAATGGTGAAACTGGTCGTTACGAAGGAGTCCGTTTCGTCGAGCAGACGTATCGTGCCAAGGGCGGAGCCGCCACTGGTATGGGTACTGCCGCTGGCGTATGGTCGAAGGCTCTGTCCGACTGGGCAATTTTCTTTGGCTCCGATACGGTTGCTGAAGCGGTTGCTATCCCTGAAGAGATTAGGGGTAAGATTCCAACAGACTTCGGCAGATCGCGTGGGATCGCGTGGTACTACTTGGGAGGCGCTGGCCTCGTTCACTCTACTGCATCTGAAGCCCGCGTTGTTATGTGGGATTCGGCGGTTTAAGGGGGTACGTTATGGCGCATTCAACTCAAGGAGTAGGTGTAAAGTCAGGTCTTTCGGATCAGCAGAAGATCACCTCTTCCCTAAAGGAACTGGGCCTTGCCGCTGTTGGCAAGAACCAGCGCCCGATGGGAGTGGGTTCTTCTAGCAAAGCCCCGCAAGGGACTACGTTAGACCCAAAGCGTTAAACCGCAACGAGAGAAGGGGGGCATTAGCCCCCCTTTTTCTTTCAGGAATAAACATGGACAAAATTAAGTACAAAGTTGGATTTGAATCAAAAACTGAGATGAGTGACTCATCTATCTCCTGTCGCATTGGTTGGGATCAGCCTAAAGAGGCTCACCATGTCGAAGGTGACGAATGGGAATCTGGTGTTGTTTACCCGCAACCGATGAATGGCTCAGTCTATATGGCATGGACATGGCCGACAACGGTTCGTAAAGTGATGAACAAGAGTTAAGTCATGCCAGTTGACGCTGATGTAGAAGGAGGGTATGGGGCTGGTGGACAAGGCGCTGGCATGGGGTCAGCACAGGGGAACCAAGGATCGCCAAGTGGTGACCACCCAGATAATGATCCAAGTACCGGCCTAAATTATGGCGCTAACCAGACTGATGCCGATCTTAACCCCGGTTTCGATTTCGGAAACCTTAATCAAATTGGAATCCAAGGGGCATCTACTAATCAGCAGAACACGAACTTCGATCCATCAGCGGCCACTGCTGGTGTAAATATAGATCAGCATTCCGGTACGGCTCTTAGTTACGACTCTCAGAATACCCTCGATGACGTTGATTACTCCGCTTACGATAATATTGAAAATAGTGCTTTAGGAATGGAACAATCACCTCTGTCAGTTGCGCCGCCATCTCCTCACATGGGCATGAATCTATCCGCCGCTCAGATTCAAGGGGCCATAGATAGAAATACACAGGCTGCACAAGAGCGGGAAAAGTCTGCAAAAGAACGTCAGAGAGAGGCTCAAACTCACCCTAACAAAACGGTTCAACCCGGTAATCAATGGGGTACGGCCCTTACCGCTCCACCGTCAACTTCTTTAAGCCTTGGCCCTTATGGCACGATGGCTACCGAGGACACGGATTACGATACGACCCTTGACCCGATGGCTGTTACCAGTATCGACACTGAATCATACGATCAGGTACACGCTCCTGTCACCCAAGCCCAACACGCCTTAGATGTAGTAGAACAAGACAACATTGCAAAAGCATTAGCCGTCGAAAATACGGCAAAAAACATCAGTTTAAATGCACCAGCCACTTCACCAACCACTTCACCAACCACTTCACCAACCACTTCACCTACTGAAATATCGAACTTTAACGTAGAAGAACTCGGCCAAAGTGCGCTTACCGATTCAGAAGTGGAAGCATTTTTAGACCATATTGAATCTCTCTCCAAGAGGGATCAGGAAAAGGCTGTCAAATCGTATTTGGAGAAGAATAAAGAGAGAATTGAGAACCACAACAAAACTTACGCCAAGGAACATCCTATTAATCCGGCTATTCCGGGATTAGGTATGATGGGATCAGCGTTGGCTGGGCTATTAGGGATGATGGGCATAGACCCACAGATGAATAGTCCGGCAATTGACGCTCTTGAGCAAAAGGCCAGAACACTTGGTTTGCTTGATAAAGAATCAGGGGAGATAACCGAGGCGGACATGATGCAGACTTGTAATGCAACTACGGGTTACATTTGGAATGCCGAAACCAAGACTTGTGATGCCATTAGCCCGTCTGGTGAAGAGGCTTATAACCCATATGCGGGTATAATTTAGTTGCGAATAACACATATCCCAGAAAAGAAATGGCAAGATTTAAGTAATGAAGAGATGGGTGGTAAGCGGGAGAACACGACCTGTTTAATCAGGTACGGCGGATTTGGAGATTCACTCCAGATTAGTTCGATCTTCCCGTTACTGAAGGAGCAGGGCAAGAAGGTTTGCGTCAACGTCACTGAAAACGCGCTGTCTATACTAAAGAATGACCCCAATATTGATGAACTCCTTGTTCAGAAGACAGATCAGATTCCCAATGCAGAACTCGGCCCGTATTGGAAGAGGCTCCGACGACTTTTCCCCAGTGTAATAAATCTGAGTTGTATTGTTGAGAAAGGGCTTCTGGCTATCGAGTCAGACCAGATATACAACTGGCCTAAAGATAAGCGGCATAAGAAGTTAAACAAGAATTACTCTGAAGCACTTCACAACAAGGCTAAAGTCCCGCACGTTTTTAACACCAAGTTCTACCCCTCTAACGCAGAAAAGAAATGGGTGGCGGAACAGCGCCGAAATATGCGCCTTGGGTCAGGACATTATGTAATTGTTGTTGCCCTGTCTGGGTCTTCCGTACATAAAGCCTACCCATACATCGATGCGGTCATCGCCTGTTACCTCCAAACAGCGCCAATGGTGAGATTCGTCCTTGTCGGTGAAGAACTATGCCAGATGCTTGAGGTGGGATGGGAAAAAGAACCCCGCGTATTCCCTAGAAGCGGAAAATGGAGTATCAGAGAGTCCCTTGCGTTTGCCCAGCAAGCAGACCTTGTTGTCGGCCCCGAAACCGGGGTTCTAAACGCTGTCAGCGCGGAAGACGTTGCGAAAGTGACCTTACTAAGCCATTCGTCAGAGGAGAACCTAACCAAGCACTGGGTAAATTCCACTGCGCTTACGTCAGACGCGGATTGCTATCCGTGCCACAAGTTGCATTACGGATTTGCAACGTGCAACAGGCATGAAGAAACAGGTGGCGCTATGTGTGCCGCAACACTCGACCCTAAGAAAGTGGTTGATGCCATCGATTACCACTGGAACCTAAAGAATGACATTTCTAGAACTCTGCCAAACTGTTAGACAAGAAGTCGGTATTTCTGGCACAGGGCCAAGTACCGTTCTAAATCAAGAAGGCCAGTTAAAGGTGATCGTGGATTTCGTTGCTGAAGCAGATTACCAAATTCAAAGCCTCTGGCACGATTGGAACTTTCTCTGGGCGCAGTACTCCTCTACGTTATCAACCGGGGTAAGAGCGCCAGCAACCCAACAACCTACCGATTTAAGTAATTGGGACATGAGGTCGTTCTTCCTTGATTACACCTCTGATGATTCAATTAGGCTAGCCCCATTAAGTTACGTCGATTGGAGATCAGATTTACGCCAAGGAACTGCCACAAATAACTCTCCTACATATATTGTTGTCCAGCCTGATGAGAGCGTAATAGTAGACCCACCACCAGATCAGGCGTACACAATTACCGCAGATTATTGGAAGACTCCGACAAGACTCGCGGCTAATGCTGATATCTCCTCTATTCCAATCCAGTACCACAGGGTAATCGTGGCTAGAGCCAAAACCATGTGGGCGGAACGTGAAGAGGCTCCAGAGATATTGCTGGCATCTTCTGCTGAATACCAAGATGTACTTGACAAACTTGAATCGCAATCGCTTCCCGGCCAGAGAGGCCGAAGATTCGGGAACGAGGACTTGAGCCAGATTATCCGGGTCGAATAAGTGGTTAATATATATAGCGAACTTATAAGCCGGACTTCCTTCCCCGCCTCTTCAATGAGGGCGAAGTACTTCCCTTTTATTGGGGGAGAGATATTGACTGACCCGGCCCTGTCTCAACCACCCGGCAGTCTCCTATTCGGAAAGAATTACGAGGTGTATCCTGAAGGAGGCTATCGCCGTATTGATGGCTTTGAGAGATATGATGGCCGTACAAAACCATCCGACAGTATTTATTGGATTCTTGAATTCCAAACAGGAACAACGGCTACCGTAGACACCAACGTAATCACAGGCGCGACATCTGGGGCCACGGCAGAACTTATCGTGGATGGAGTTGTGAGTAGCGGCTCGTATGCGGGTAGTGACGCCGTAGGTTATATGGCAGTTGCCTTACTCACAGGTACTTTTCAGGTAGGGGAGAATATTCAGGTCAGCGCATCAACTGTCGCTGTCGTGAAAGAACTGGCTAACGCACTGGGCGCAACTACCGATGCTCTTGACACAACTTATTCACAAGCATCTATAGAACGAGCCAGATCAAAGATAACGGTAATCA